GTTTGTTGAGACAAACGCGGCAAGATCGCTTGCGGTTTCAACGGCCATTTATTCGGCGCTCGGCGTTTCGATTTGAGCCGGTGAATTAGCCAGGCCGACAGATCGGTTTGATTTCTTTGGCGCGCGCTTTGCTTTGCTTTTGACCGGCTCGGCAAAGCCAGCTCTAATCAGTTTTAGCGCCTTGGCGTCGTGAACGTCTATTTCCTGGCCGGCGGTTACATTGCCGCCCGATCCGATAAAGCAACGTTTTGAAATTTTGATTTGCATTTTTTGCTCCGAGCAATAAAAAAGGCGACCCGAAGGCCGCCCATTTCAATTTGTATTTGTTGCGATTAAGCGACGCTAACCTCGTCGGTTTTCGCAAAGCTTGCCGCATGGCGCAGCGCGGTGTCATACTCTTGATGAACAACGATTTTCACGTCGCCCGCATCGCCGCCTGAGTATGGATCGACCAGGATAGACGGTGCGCCAAAGAAGCCCAGAAGCATTTGACTAAAGTCACCAAAGATCAGCGCGCTTGCGTCTGTTCCGGCATCACCAGGATTAAGGTTTGTCGGAATTATGCTGCTAAAGTGAATTGGATAACCATAGAGATTATTCCAGGGATCATTTAGCAACATCACGCTGTCGGTGGATGCCACGCGAGAGATCGAGGCCATTTTAGCACGAACCGCCGGCGCAGTTAAAAAGCCAGCGGCCGCCGCGTTCTCAATGCCGTTTGCTGCCTCGACCAGCTTCACAAGCGCCACAATGTCGGCCCAGGTTAAATCTGCCACGTCCGTATCGGCAGAAATATCGAGATTGCCGGTGCCGGATGCCGCAAGCAAACCGGTCGGCTGACCGCTTGAGCCGGTGCCATTGATCGCCGCGCGCTCGATTTCAACCGCCATATTTCCCAGCAAGTTATTGCGAACCATCTGGTCGATGGATGGTACACTTTCGAGCATTGCCAGGCGCGACATGACAACTTTTGCGCCAATCGTTTTGGGCGTTAAAGTTACCGATTTATCAACTTGTGACTGATCGGTCACGCCGCCGGCTTCCTCAACAAATGCCGCAACACCGCCGCTTGCAAAGCCTGGAATTGAAATCCGATTTGTCAGGCCTGGTAGATAGGTTGCGCCCAGGTCGGACAGAACCATTCTGCCTTTAAGCGCTTCGATGAACAAATCCCCACGGTGGATTGTCGGAATGAAACTGTCCGAAACTTGCTCGCCAGAAATAGCGCCGGTTGCCGCCGTTGTCATTACGCCAGAACGTGCGCCCCAAGCAAAGTCCGGCACATAAAACCCATCAGTTTTTTTGCCAGTTCTGCCGGTGATTTCATCGTGCATTTCACGCTCGAAACCCGCGTCGCGGTAATCGTTAGTGATTTGCGCCCTTATCATGTTGGAAAGGTTATATTCACGCTGCTCGCTTTTTGGCAGATCAACCGTGGCCGATTGCAACTCAAGCGGCTTAGACGCGATTTCATTCAGCAAAACGCCGCGAAAATCCTCGATTTTCATGCCTTTGGAAATAGCTTCGTTTGCCATGTCGCGCTTGTTATGCGTTGACGCCAGGTTAAGAATTTCGGCGTCGTTTTTGCGCTGGCCTGCCAGGGCTTTTTCTACGGCCGCGTCTGTTTGCGCCGCAATGTCTATTGTGTTTTCGGTTGTCATTTTGACCGATCCTTTTGATTTACTAAGTTGAGTGGCATCAGATCGACCAACCCCGACCAAACTTGACTGGTCGGCGGGAATTGAAACGATTGAGATTTCCATAGGTGTCGTGCGGACGCGGTAGATTTCATCCTCGTCATCCTCACGACTGATGCGGCCATCAATGCGATAACCGACAGATACGTTTTGGCGAATACCGTTCTCCAAATCGTCAAAAACCTCAGACGCAAGCGGGCCTTTGCCAAGCCGTGCAACCGCGCGCAACCGGCGCGCGTCCTCGTCCAGGGTTACACTTTCCACCACGCCAATTTGACGCGAGGGGTCGTGATCCATTAACAGCGGCGCGCGGCCACTGTTTAAAAATTCCAAATTCATATTTTCGCGGCTGTGGTCGATGACTTCCATTCCAAAGTCGCGCTTTACCGCTTCCTCGGAACTGACGCCAAGCTTGACGCGGCGGGTTTCTGGATCAACGCTTTTTGCGTTTGCTTCATAAAACCGCTGCATGATTACCGGCTCTGCCTCGATTTTTTCCTCAATTGGCTCGGCGCGCTCTTGCTCTGCCTCGATGATTTCCACCGCTGGTTCGACATCCTCGGCCATGTGCTCGGTTGATAGGTTTTCCATTTGTCTATCCTCAAATTTTTCAATCAATTCTGTGATTGTGCTTTTCATTACCGGCGCGCCCAGGGTGCCAATCACGCCCCATTTTATCTGTGCAACAATGCCGGCCACGTTTGATTTGTTTGGCGTTACATCGCCGGCCTTGAATTGCGCGCCATCCTGAAAATGTCGGGCTGACCAGGCCTCGCGCTCTTTAATCCAATTCAGAACGCCCTCGGTTTGCGAACCGTCGCGCGCTTTAGTCCAAAGATTAAACGCTTCATTGCCGCGAATATTGCCGCCAAGCTTCCAGATTTCGGCGTGATTTTGTTTTAGATCGGCCGCAAAATCGTACTCAAATTGCGGATATTGGCTATTGCGTAAACTGATTTTCTGATCGTCGCCCTTTGTCGGGAAATCAGTTGTCATCGTCGGCCGCTTCCGGCTGATCTGGCATTGTTTTAATAGGCCCATAAGCCGACTGACCGCCGCCAAACGGCTCGAATGCCATTGTTAAGTTAAAGCGCTCGGCCATTTCCTTATCTGCCTGAATTTGGCTGAATAGTTCCTCAACATCGCGGCCATAATTTGCGGCAACGTCATTCATGCTAACAATGCCGTTTGACAGCGCCATGACATGCGCTGAGATTTCGCGGGCCGGATCAACCCAGGCAAAACCACGGCCGCGAAAGGCGATCGCGTCGGCAAACTTTCCATACTTGTCAGACTTGATCGGCATTGAGTTCTCAAACGCCATAATTTGCGATAACCAGGCGCGAAACACCGGCTCGCATAAGTGCTGGATCATAAACGCCTGTAAGGTCTTGTAATGGTCGCGTTCCTCAATGGTTCCTTGTCGGATGCTGGAATAGCTAACGCCTTTTAGATCGTTGCTGAGTGAGGTGTAGGACACGTTCAAACCGCTCGCCACGCCGCGCAAAACCGCCTGTTCAAATTCGGCAAACTGACTGCCTGGGTGCGTCGGATCTATCAGTTTAAAATCATGGCCGGCCGGCATTTGAAACGTTGAGCCTGGCGCCATGTCGATAATCGGCACCTCGTCATCGGTTTCGCCATCGCCGGAAAATTCATCGCCGTCCGGCGTTGTAATCACGCCAAACTTGGCCGCGCCGGCCCTGGCCGCAATCAACTCGGCTTCACGATAGCCGTGCAACATTTTTAGGCCCGCAATTGCCGGCGTCATAAACGGCTCGCCTCGGCTTTGGTGCGTTCTGCTCGGAATATAAAGATGAATTATATCGTCGGCCGGTATTCGTTCCATTTTGCGCGCGGCCGGATTGCTGTTGAATAGCTGATCGTTTGGATGCTTTAAAAGCACATGATAGGCGACCGGCCGGCCGAGTTTATTAAACTCAACGCCCATTCGAATTTCGCCGTTGTCTGTCCGGCCGTTTTTCTCAACATCGATATAATCGGCCTCGATGAACTGCAAAGAAAAGCTGTGTTTATATTCTGGCAAACGCACAAGGCGAATAAAGCATTCACCGTCGCGCACCAGGCTTTCGATCGCAAAGCGCTGAACATCAAGCCACGACATGCCGCCTGTAACATCGCAATTGCCAAGCCGGCCCCAATCTTTGAACGCATTTTCGATGATTTGATTGCCGACTGCATCGAGCGTATTGTCTAGGTTTCGCGCTCTGACCTGGTGCGTAAATCCGCGATCTCCGACCACGTTGGTTTTCATTAAGTTCACAAACCGGCGGGCATATTCGTTATTTCGCACCAGGTCGCGGGATCGATCGCGTAAAACTTCCAGGCTTGCTCTTAGTTCACTGTCGGCGGTTGTTCTCGACGCCATGAAATCGGCAAACAACCGGCCTTGATTTGCGCCGGCGTAGCTGCGTTTTTTGCGTCTAGGTTGCGGCGCGGCGGCCTCGACTTGCGGGGCAGGGGTCCGATTGAATATTTTAAACATCAAACAAACCTCATCATAACGGTTGATTTGGTACGCTTACCGTTTTTTATGTCGCGTTTTCGTTTTTGCATTGCGGCCTCGCGCCGGTAATAATCGCGCCATTGCAGCAAATCATCGATTGTTAGTTTTACCAGGCTTCGACCCTGGATCGAGTAGTTTGACACGTCGGCATCGGCTCGGCCGCTTAGCAAGCTTTCAATTTTATCAACCATGATTTCCGCGTGGGTGCGCGGGTCAGTGCCGGCGGTGTCTAAATCAACAACAATTTCCCACTCGCCGCGCTCAAGAATAAGCCGAGAATTGTCGGAATTTTGCAACATTTCTAGCTGCCAGTGATACCGGCCGGAGATATAGTTTGCCGTGGCGCTCGATGCCGCCGAAAACAGGTAATCACTGCCGGACGCGCTGCTTGTTATTGCAAGTTCTGTGCTTGTCCCGCCGCGCAATCTAGCAACATATTTCGCCGTATGGCTTGCCGGTGGATAATCTGCGCCAATATCCGTGCGCTTCCACTGCACAAAATCGCCAATTACGATTTCAGCCGGCTCGCCGACCGGCGCGTTTGTTGCCTCGAATAAGTTTGCCACTTGCTATCTCCAAGAATTAATGATCCCGCCAGGCTGTTGACGCTGAATGCGCTTTTTGGGCGCGGGCGTTTTGGT